ATGGTAAGATGCCCGTAATAAACTGAATCGCATCAGGGCAGTTAATCCACTGTCTGTCTATGTCGATTTGTTTAATTTGATGTTTTAGGTACATCTGCTGTGTACCATCATAGTGATAATCGTTGAAGAAAGCTAAGGCATCATCTATTCTATCTTCAACTTGATCATCGTCTACATTAATTTGTACAACTGGATGCCCTAGGCGTCTTAGGCAGTAATCTTTGAATTGTGCTCTGGTCGTTATTTTTGCCATTTTCCACCTATAGTTTTATTTTGTATTTATAACTTCCTAAAACACATCAAGTTATTAACAAACCAACCAATATGATATCCACGTTTACAAAATTCTATACAGTCATAAGTCATTTTCTCATCGTATATTAGACCTAAACCCTCAAATTTTTCTTTCCAAAAGTGTTTATGTCTACAATTTATATGACGATGCCCGCCTTGCCCTGGTCTGGCTGCTGTCCACATTAAAGTAGAATTAGATTTCATGCTATCAAAAACTGCTTTGACTATATCATCTGAGTATTGAGGGTCAATATGTTCTGCGACTTCAAATGAAATGACGAATTCTGATTTATATTTTCCGTTTAATTTTAGTAAATCTTCTTGTATCAAATAATTTTTTTCATCGACTCTTTTGTCTATGTCAATACCAAGACAAGGGATACCAATCTGATTTAAAGAATAAGTGTGAATTCCTGGACCACATCCTAAATCCAATGCTTCTTTAGGATTAATATAAGATTTAATCCATTCAGCAAGTCTATTTGCAAAAGGTTTTTCTTCTTCTTGTATTGTGTCGAAATCGATTTTATCTGAATTTTGTGGCAATATTTTTTGCATAAAATCTAAATCTGTTCTGTTTTCATTTACACGATACCATCCTTTGTCATTATGTACATCTAAAACAGACTGAAAAAACTCTTCATATTTTGAAGCAACTGCTTCTAAAGAGAAATTATTGATTGCCCAATCTCTACAGTTTTGCGGATTTATTTTTTCTATATTCCTAGCTGCCCAAACAAAATGATCAAAAGTTCTGCAACGATATCCAGTAAGCCCGTGTATATTGTTTTCAGTAAAAGATCCCCAATCAGTAGTAATTGTTGGTGTTCCAGAAAATAAACATTCTACCTGTACTCCACCAAAAGGTTCTATATAAAAACTTGCGACAAAAGCCCCTTTAGCTTTCGACATTAATTGTTTTCTTTTTTCTACATCGGCATATCCAACAAACTCTACGTGATCCGGCACTTTATCATATCCACAATCTTTTAAATTGTTTTGTCCAGCTACAACTAATTTGGCACCAATCTCTTTTGTTGTCTGAATTGCAACATGAATACCCTTTCCTTCATACACTCTACCAAGAAATAGAAAATAATCATCTTTTTCTTTCGAGAAATGAAAGTCATCAGGATCAAAATAATTTGGAATCACAGTATCATACCAACTTTGTTGGCAAGAACCGACAGCATTTAAGCCGTAATAAGCATGATAAATTGCATACGATTCGAAAATTTTATATTTTGCCCAATGACCGCCTGCATATCCAATGCCTGGTTCAACACAGATCAAATCTGGGTGTGCATCACAAACTGGTCGGTGACCAGAACCCCAAAAGGGTAAAATAAAATCGTCTTTTCTTTTTCTTCTATAGATTTCTTTTATTGCATTTGCATAAAAAGTTTGATATGCATGATCGCCAGTATTGAAAGTGAAAAATTTTTCTCTCCAATTATAATCACCATAGGCGATTTTCAAATCTTCGTTTGTAGTGACCGTGACATGCTCTGTACACTGTAAGTTGGAATCTTCATGACCATAATGAATTACTTCATGACCTCTATCAGTCATCATCTTACCAAACTTAAAAACTTTTTGTGTATAGGCACAAGCCACATATTCTTTATTCGTAACGGTATGCGGCAAACCTAATATGTGAAACCTCATAATAAAATTCCTTAACAATGTTATCTAACAAATGGTCTTAAATTAAAGTCTCTCCAATATCCAACCTCTCTCGGGTCTGTTCGAACAGAATCGAAATCTTCACTGGATATAATCCCAGATTCAATCGTGTTTGCAATAAAAGGATTTCTTGGCGAATAATTAACTGTTCCTTCGACACTAGGTTTTATATCATTAATGCTAAAATCTTTATATGTTTTTTCATCTTGAAGTGTTAATAGAACAGTATTTGCGATTGCAGTTAAAGGGGCAGAAGGTTTTGTGAAGTTTGATGTATATAGGCCTGTTCCTTTAAGTATTCTCAAGTTCGAAATATAACCTTTAAAATCTAAAGTATTATCGAGTCCAGATATTGCTACTCTAGGTCTATTGTTTACTCCAACCAAATATGTATTGGTATCTGCATAGGTTGTTCCGACTTGAGTTCCATCTAAAAATAATCTAGTATTCGATGAGAATTTTGATAGAGCGACATGATACCATCTATTTACTGAAATTGTTCCTCCAGTTATTCTATCGGCAGCATTGGTATAATATCTCAAATTATTTGCGCTTGTCGACAAATATAAAGTTGGATAAAACCCCTGAGTTGCAGTAGGTCTGAAATCTATGAGCGAATGAGTTCCTGTGAAAGATAGTATATAGAACCATAGCTCTATAGTAAAATCTCCGGAGGAAAAACTAAAATCTGATTGGCCGGAGTAGTAAATGAAATCGTCGGTTCCATCAAAATAAACACTATTTTCACCAGACATAATTAATTATACCATTCTTGTTTTTGTTGTTCAGTTCGAGAAGTTTTTGGAAAAGAGTAAGGAAGAGTTCCTAAAGCATATCTGAAAGAATTTAAACCGGTTAAATAAGTATTTTCATTCGAAATGATAGTTCCTTTTTGAGAACTAGAAGCTACTTGTACACTTAAATAAGTATTTTCATTATCTAAAATAATACCATCGGGCATTTTATGCCTTTCTTACTGCTAAAGCGAATCCGCTTGGCAGCTGCGAGTAAGTACCTCCGGCGGTATTTAGAAATACATTTGTTGTATCTCCTACTAGATAAACATAAGTGTTCGCTCCTACAGTAAAAGTATCGAAAGTATTTCCTATGTCATTCTCGACTCTATATACATCAGCCAAACTACTGATATACATATGAGGTATTCCTATATGATGTTGATGATAAAAGAGTGGCTGCATATAAATGGCGTTTTGTCCTGTACTCGATTTGGTGAATGTAGTGGGTACAGAGGTACTGGTGTCAGATTCTGCCAGTAGAGGCATTTCTTCTTGTTGATTATTAACTCCCCCCCAAGAAGTGGAATTTCTTATATTATATAATCCACTTGTTACTGTAGTTGAAGGATTATAATGATTCAACTGTATAAAAACGTCATATTTATAATTCTGAACAGCGATCGGTACTGTATAAGTAGGATGAGTTATCGTTACTAACGCAGCTTGAGTTGTAGTATTAGTCCAGTAATGACAGCGATGAAAAAAAACAAATGGAGCAACATTTCTAAAGATGCTTATTGGAGTTTCTGTGGTTTCGATGCATCCAGTAAATGCTCTTTGAGTTGTGTTTGCACTTGCCGTTCCGAACATTATTAAATGTCTTTGACTCCAACTTAAAGTTATGAAATTTCCAGTAAATTGGTGAAACAGATCGTTAACGGTGGCAGTTGTTGCGGTTTGATAGTAGGTTTCATTAGATAATACAGTATTGGAAGTTGCACCAGTAGCGCAAGTTAATTTAACTCCTCCGGCTGTGGAAGTTTGAAATAAAGCAGATCCTCCTGCTTGTCCGGCTCCCCCATTAGCTATTTGACTACTAATTCTAATATATTTTAATTTTGTATTACTACTCTGACAAGGGGCAGTCAACACCCAGGATGTATTAGTATTTCCTTTTACACCATGTGCGGCTGGATACAAAAAATCCCAGTTACTATTTTGTGTATTGACTATTTCACTCAAAGTTTTATCTGCAACAGTTAATTGAGATGTTGAAGTATAAGTTCCGGTTATTACTCCCACTATATCATGCATGACATGAGTTATTGTATTTGCTCCTGCATTATCAAACCAAAGTTTTGCGTATCCCATATTAAGCCTTTAAAAAAGCAATTCCAAAATTTCCCGTGCTACTTGTTATACTTGTTGAGAGATTAAAATAAACATAATTATTCGACCCAACAGTAAATACTGTTTCCGGAGTGGCGGCGCTATGTGCTAGTCTATAAACCTTAGATAATTCACTTAGGTTAATCACAGGTATACCTACTGTAGGTAAACTCCAATATAAAGGAACGAATGGATATGCATTATTCCCACTCGAATCTAAACTGACTATTGGATTAAATACTGCTCTCGTAACTGTTCCAAACCCGGATGTTCCAAAATTGTAAACTCCACTTGTAGATGATGTAGAGGGCTGATGAACAGATATTCCTTGAAAAAGTATAGCTTCGGCTGTTGATGTTCCGGGTGTTGTGGTTGTTATGAAAGTATTTGCGTTTAAGTATTTAATATTATATTGACAAACAGGACTTGTATTCGTAAATTGAGTTAACGATGTTTCTGGATATTCGAAAGAACCTAAAATTCCTGTCCCTGTCCCAGAAGAGGCTGCCGTTAATCCATATATCACAACATGGTTATTGCTCCAACTCAAATATAAATTAGTATTTGTTGCATCAACTTTAATCAAATATCTTCCGAGTCCAGTAGCTCCGGAACTTGTACTATAGAAAGTGGAGTTAGTTACTGTTGATGAATTTGTTGCCGAACTTACTGTACTAAATCCTAATCCTGCTGCCGTAGTGCTAAATGCGGCAGAAGTTCCCCAAGCAGTTCCGTTTGATGATTGCCACCATGTATAATGTTTCTTTCCAGCCGTTACACAAGGAGACTCTAAAACATATCGAGTAGTGCTTTGTTCTACGCTACCATAAGTAACCGTCAAATTCTGATTGAGTGTATTAACTATTTCTGAATTGGTCGTACTTGCAAAAGTTAAATTAGAAACGTTTGCAACATTACCAGTAATTACTCGAACTATATCAAATAAAGCATTTGCTGTAGTTACCGTTGTCGCAAAATTTAATTTCGCATATCCCATTATTCTACTCTTGTGTAATCTGGATGAGTAAATTCATTTGATACAACTACATAAAATCCTGTTGAATCGGAAAAAGTATGAATCGATTGATTTGCATCTGTAAGAGCTTGTAAATCAGTTTTATTTCTAGCACACCTATAGACGATTGCATTTTCAGATAAATTAAATTTTTCTTTAATTGTTTGTAGATCCGACATTTATTTCTCCAATTTATGTTTCAACATATTCAAATATTAAAGACAAATCTTCTCCTGTTGCCAATGTTCCTACAGCAGTTATATCTACAGTAATATAGTCTCCTTGGACTACAGTTATTGTAGTGTTTACAACATTACTTGTAGTATTTGCAACAAGTGCTATATTTGCATTCGAGATTCCATTTTTATTTATTCGTATATAAGCATTCGCACCACTTGGAGCAGTTGTCAAAAAGGTCAACATTCTATTAATTTCATATCCTTTGTTTATCCACCACCTTTTTGTTCCATTAAAAACAGAAAGTGATCCACTTAAATCTAACGTTTTAACTAACTTAGCTGGACCAGTTGCTCCTTGTATTCCATTTGATCCGGTAGCTCCTGTTGGTCCTGTAGCTCCTGTTGCACCACCAGGATCACCTTGCGGTCCTGTAGCTCCTGTTGCACCACCAGGATCACCTTGTGGTCCTGTAGCTCCTGTTGGTCCCGTGGCTCCTGTTGGACCCGTGGCTCCGCTTGAGCCTTGCGGTCCTGTAGCTCCTGTTGCACCACCAGGATCACCTTGTGGTCCTGTAGCTCCTGTTGGCCCAGTAGCTCCTGTTGGTCCAGTAGCTCCTGTTGGTCCAGTAGCTCCTGTTGTTCCTGCCCCTGTAGAGCCCTGAGGTCCAGTTGCTCCTGTTGTTCCTGTAGCACCAGGCACTCCCGTAGCTCCTGTTGCTCCAGTAGAACCGCTCGGACCTGTAGCCCCTGTGGTTCCAACAACACCAGTAGCTCCAGTTGAGCCCGTTGCTCCATCTATACCTTGCGAACCTGTTGCGCCCTGTGGACCAGTAGAGCCTTGAACCCCAGTTGCACCAGTTGCACCTTGTGTGCCTGTGGCTCCTTGAACCCCAGTAGCTCCTGTGGAACCAGTAGCACCATCTTGTCCTGAGACACCAGAAGATCCTGTGGCTCCTTGTGGTCCTGTAACACCAGTTGCTCCTTGTGGACCCGTTGCCCCATCAGAACCTGTGGCTCCTTGAATGCCAGTGGCTCCAGTAGCTCCTGTTTCTCCGATATCTCCTGTTCGGGCAAAAGTTACAATTACGTTTGCATTATCAGCTAAGGAAATTATTCCAGACAAATAGTCTACTGGAACTTCAAAATAATTATTGCCATGCGTATGACTTCCTGTAATAGAAAACATCGCATAATTTGCTGTATTCGACTCTTCTGTTACCGAAAAATGTCCTTTTATAGTCGAAGTGCTATCATCTATTGTCTGTAAATAAGAAAAATTATTTAAAGAATTGAGGTCGGTGTAGTTTATATACAGAGTATTCGCGGAAGAAAAATCAGAATTATTAAATTTTAAATAGCCTGAACCAGGATCACTATCAGAAATATCTGTATCGAAAAGATATTCGAAAGATGCCCCACCAAAACTTCCTGCCGGACCGGTTGCTCCTTGGGATCCAGTAGCACCGGTTGCGCCTATTCCGGTTGCTCCTTGGGATCCAGTAGCACCAGTCGAGCCTTGTGAACCTGCTGGTCCTGTAGATCCGGTTGCCCCATCTGATCCAGAAGTTCCTGTAGCACCTATTGGACCTGTTGCGCCAGTTGATCCTTGAACTCCTGTTGCGCCTTGAACTCCTGTTGCACCTTGTTCTCCTGTGGCTCCCTGAACCCCGGTTGAACCTGTAGCTCCCTGTGATCCGGTAGACCCTTGAGGACCTGTTGCTCCAGTTGATCCAATATCTCCAGTGGCTCCTTGGAGACCAGTAGACCCTTGAGGTCCTGTTGCTCCAGAAGAACCGATTGCGCCAGTAGATCCAATATCTCCAGGATCTCCTTGAGGTCCTGTTGCGCCTTGAGGTCCTGTTGCACCAGTCGCACCATCAGGACCAATAGGGCCAGTAGATCCATCAGGACCTGTAGCTCCAGTAGCGCCATCAGGCCCTACAGGGCCAGTTGTTCCTGTCGCACCTATGTCCCCAGGATCGCCTTGTGGTCCAAGTTGTCCTGTTGCCCCAGTTGCTCCCGAATTTCCTTGAGGGCCTGTAGCTCCAGTAGCACCAATGACATTTGTAGCATCAAATTTTATTGATTTGATATTACTTGTTGTATTCGTTGAAATAGTTATATTATTACCAGAAATAAACTCGATTGTATCTAAACCTTGAGCTACAAGAGTATTACTTCCGTTAACTATCCAATACTTAAATGTGCTGTTAATACCAATGAGAATCTCGCCCGGAGATAATTCATTGACATTAAAACCAGATTCATCTTCGAAACGAAGAGTGTTTACATTGCTGAATGCATTTGTTATGTTGCTGTTAGCATCACGAATGCTAACGGTTAAAACTGACGGGCCTGTCGCACCTTGTGATCCGGCTATCGTGGGACCTACCCAATAACCGGCTGTATTTATGACTGCTGTATTGCCTACAGTCAAGCCATTTTTGACTATAAAATCTTTTTGCGACAAGGTTCACTTTCCCCTTTATATAAGATTATTTATATAGGAATCAAAGTTGCAGAACCTTTGATAGCAGTTGATGCATTCGTTGGAGTAAATAAAACACTTAATGCACCTTCACCAATTGATGCATCAAATGTTCCTAAAGAATTTGCAGTCTTCACTTCACCGTATTGGGACATATGTACTGTCGTATCATCATGTATCATACTCAACTCTATCATATGATACTCGGTGCCACTTGTCATTTGAATTAAATACTTTGCGGAACGGTAAGTGCTTGTAGACCAAGAGTCTAATGTAATTTGAGATACAGATGATGTTGTTACAGATGTGGATTTAAATACGGAATGATTATTTAATTTAATCGAGCCTTCAACAGTCAGTAACCCAGTTGTTTTATTAAATTTCAGTTTATCAGAAGCGCCGAAATCTCCCAGATCATTGAACTGAATTTCGGTATCTAATCCTGAAGGATTTCCAGCTGGATCAAACTGTATTACATGACTAGTCGAATTGCCATAGAATAACTTGCCATCATAATGATTGATGGCAAGTTCTCCTGGTTGCAACGAAGAAGGAACATTTCCTGATGAGCCAGAATGTTTTAACTGTATTATTGTGTTTGCCATCTAGTGAATCTTAGAATGTTCCTCCAGACCTAACACCATCATCTGGAGTTTCCGTTTGAACTGTGTCTTCACCTAACTTTATTTTCTTCAGCTTTGTTGCGGGAACAATACTCTCAAGCCTTGAAATATATTTAGTTAGCTCATCAATACGGGTGTTATTTCTGACTAGAACATCCTGTGATTCACTTTTTACTTTTACTAATTCATTTTTGACTTCATTAAGTTGTCGCATGTAATCATTTGCCGCTTGTTGAAGTCTTAATTTTTCTTGATTTAAATTACCAAAACTTGTTATTTGAGAATCTTTTTGATTTAAGTCATTTCTTAAATTATCTCTTTCAACAGTTAAAGAATTGATAATTCTATCTTTCTCCGATGAGAGATTATTTAGAGCTTTATCTCGTTCAACGGTAGATGAATTTGAAAGAGCAGAATTTTCAGCTTTAAGAGAATTTATAGCTCTTTCTTTTTCGCCTATTTCTTGGTCTTTTGCAGAAACAACTTTTTGTAATTCTTCGTTTCTTCCTGCTAACTCTTGTATTTTTCTTTTAATTTCGTTCGCTTCATTATTATCGCTTTTTATTACTTCAAGTTGCGCCTGAAATAAAATGTTTTGCTTAACAACCGAAAGAAAGTTGTCAAGCAAAACCTCTACATAAGCATTTTGTAATCTCACATCCATGATAAAACCCTTTCAAAAATAATTTAAAATGTGCCGCCATTCAAGTGTGCGAAGGTTGGTGCTCCAGAAGAATTAATCTGTAAAATATGTCCTTCGGTCGCAGAAGTCAATGAGCTTAATGCTCCAGTTGTAGAAGAAGTATCAGAAACGATAACTCCTTTGATCGAGAAGGAAGAAGTTCCAGTACCGCCTCTAGCAACACCTAATGTTCCAGTAACTACTTGAGATGTATCGATGGCGATTGCATTATTAGTAATAGAACTTACTCTTCCATAAGCATCTGTAGTAATAGCGAGAGTTCTGCTAACATCACCAAATGTTCCAGCAGTTCCTGTATTAGCTAAAGTCGCAATCTTGGATCCATCAAAATATAATGCTGCTCCTGTCGTGTACGTATCATTATTAGTACCACCGCGATTTACTGCAAGCAAACCAGAAGTTACTTGATTTGCACCGATAGCTATCTCAGCTCCAGTTGCAGCAGAAACTCTTCCGTATGCATCTACAGTTAATGAAGTAATTGTATTTGAAGAAGCTAATCCTCCGGTCAATGAATATGTTACATTGGCAAGTTCATTTAGTCCTCCAGTTCCATTACCAATTAAAATCGCACCAGAAGTAAATGTACTTCTTCCAGTACCGCCGTCTGCAACTGCAATATCTGAGAATAAACTCGAAACATTGCCTCCAACAATATCTGCATCTAAGACGGCTCTTTGAAATGAAGTATTCGCAACATCAATAATGTTATTTGGAGTATTCGTATCTAAAGAATCGTCTGTATAATTTTTAAATAGGTAATATTTTCCATCCGCTGCATGGCGTACAAGACCGGTATGTCTCTTTGTTACACCAGCATCATCGCTATAGTGACCTAAGAATCCAATATCGACAGCATCAGACGTTTCGTTGTTTGCTGCTAACTGGATCATCGGATCATCTATCTTGATCGTATCAATGTCAAGGCTTGTTAGATTACCCGTGACTGCAATGTTTCCTGTTACGGTTAAATCTCCAGTAATTGATTGATTTCCTGTTGTTCGGATAACCGTATTATCTACATCTATTCTAATACTGTCTGTCGGAGTAACAGAAGTAGTAATTCCATCTCCACCAACAAAATTTAACGAATCGGTCAATAAATCTATTGTATTCGAACCTGTATCAGCATTTACTGTCAGAGTTGTTGCTACGCTTACGTTTGCAGCATAACTAATTCTACCTTCAGCGTCTACCGTGAATGTTGGAATATTTGTCGATCCACCATAGGATCCTGCCACTACTCCAGTTTCTGAAAGATCAAAAGTTATATCCGCATTTGCCGAGCCGTCAAAAATAGAAGACCCCGAACCATCTCCGGTTAAATTGATATATCTTGGAGTCTGCAATTTGGTTGCAGTGTTGGCATTTCCTACTAGTTCACCCGCAATTGTTCCTACGATATTATTTGCGATAACATAGTTAAAACTTGCATTTCCAGTTAAATCTCTGAGAACGAGCGTATTGGCAGTTGCAGATGAAGTTGCATTGTCAATTTTCGTAGTGTATGATTTACCACCAATCGGAACTACGCCAGTACCATCATCAATCCAAAGAACTCCCGTTAAACTGGAATACGCAGGTTCCGCAACATTCAAGGTAGGAGGTTGACCTGTGACACTTGAATATTTTAATTGAATAACTGTATTTGCCATTTTCTTTCCTTTTGGAAATTAATATTTTAAACTATTTATAAGTTTTAAAATGTTCCGCCATAAACTGATCTTAATCCTATTTCGCCAATGTATCTGTATCCCATTACCATAATTACTTTAGATGATGTTAAAACTGTAGGTATGGAATTGCCTATAAAATGAAAAATTCCTGCTTGATAATCGAAAAACCATTCTCCAATTCCGGATATGCCAGAATCAAATATTTGAGTTCCGGTTGAAGCTGGATTGTTAGCGCCAGAATCATCGACGTATATTTTAACGAAATATGTGGATCCAAATTCTGGAGGTATCCAATCCGTTAGGTTTGTTTTCCATGTCGGATAAACTCCTGAAATTGATGTAGAAGTGGTATCAGCAACACATTGTATTCTTGAAGATCCTTGATATGATGCCACAACACCTTCGATACTACTAGCCGTACTAGGAATTTCACTAGCCCTGGTCCAAATCCTATCTCCGCGATTCAAATACGGGCTAACAATAGACTCATTACTCGGGCTTTTGTTTATTGCTAAATCTGTTTTAGCAACACCAAATAGCTTTTTATATAATAAATCTGTTTTTTGTGAGTCGGTTACTGCCATTTAATTACTCGAAGTTTCTATAGATAATGCAGTTATGGATTGACCGCTAGTTAATTTTATTCTAACATAGATTTCATTAGTATCCGTACTTGAACTGGATATTGTTCCAAATGTACAAGTTTTGCTGTGATTTGTTACTGGCGAATTTAAAGTAACTGTTCCTCCTAATGCACAACCATTACTCCCATTTCCCGGCGAATTTAAACCTGGTATACCTGATCCCGCATAAGAAGAAGCCATGCTCAACCATCCATTTAATGATGATGTAGTATCTATGATACTGCCAGGTAAAGCTACCCAAAGACCAGCTATAGTTCCTGTAAATTTTATATTGAATTTAGATACCGATGTTCTAACAAACTTGAAAGTAAAATATTGAGCTCCAGACCTTCCTGCACTCAAATCTGGACCTATTGGAAGATATCCAGTCGAATAATTAGTCTGATCATGTTTTAAGACTGAGCCGACAATAGTGGCATCATAAGATTCTAATGTGCTACTCTGACTATTAAAAACATTGGCATTTGATGTAAAAGATGGATTATCAGAGTCTCCAGGATTTATTATCCTAACTGCTAATCCATTTCCAATACCAACAGCAGATCCAAAAGTAATCGAAGATTCTTCCATTAAACTCGACGTTCCTGTTTTTCTTAGAATCACGTTTGAAAGCGCAGAAGTTAAAGATTGAGTTCCTATTTCATAACTGTTATCAACTCTTATGGAAGGACCAACCGAACTTGATCCAAATCCTGTTATTATAGAACAAGTAGAATTTACGGTAACGGATCCTGAACTTACATATAAATTTCTTTCCAGCGGATAAATTATTCCAACATCTACATAATTATTACTTGCTGGAGCAGTAAAACTTCCTGCTGCAATACCAGTAAAAAAAGTATTCGTAGTAGGAAACATATCTCCACTAAGTTTTGCAACATCTGCTCCAATTTCAAATACTGTAGAACTGTTATAATGCGGTATCGTACTCGAATAAGTTAATGATTCTGTACTTGGAAAAATGCTTAGATTACTAAACGTAGGAGTCCCTGGAGTGCTAGAGTCATAATACCATCCTATGGTATCAGTATATGTTCCTCCAGTATGTTGAAGATATACGTCATTCCAACCGGGATTAACAATACCCGTTGCTTGAGCATCAAAACTTCTCCAGAAATTAGGGGCATCTCCAGTAACTAGAGAATAATCTTTACTATCACTAATTACTAAGTCATTATAAGTGCCATTAGCCGAATTTTCCGTAAATAAAACTTCTCCTGCTGGATTGTTATTTACATATACCGTCAATGTACCTGAACTTCCTGGGCCCATGTCATTAAATATATTAGTTTGATATGATGCACTTCTTCTCACATTCGAGACTAAAGTTCCACCAGGAACTATTCTAGAATTTATTGTGTTGTCTTGTTGCTGAAAATCACACATTCTATAAGAAGAAAAATCTAATATGGAGAGAGAAGTGTCTCCTGGAAAATAAGGAGGATAAGGAGGTATCAAACGAGTCACTAATTGATTTATCAATGCTATTCCGTCGGTAACGCTTGTAGATGCATCAAACAATATTGCAGGAGAAGACAAATCGCCTAGGGTATTTAACCCCATCAATAAATCATTCCCCTGTACTGTGTTTGCGAATTCGAAAGCTAGATTAGCTATATCAATTGCGACATTTACGACTTCAGAAACAGACTCAACTGTTGTGCTGAGAGTATCTATTGCTTGAACGCTAGTTTCTGCAACAGTCAATGCTTCAGAAGCATTTGTAACGACTTGATTGAATTGTACAGGCTCTTCACCAGGGCTACCTATTGCTAATCCACCAGCAGTATTTCCAAGTACAATTCCGTCGATATCTACGGATCCAGGACCGACATAAAGTGAGTGCCATCTATATTGCTCAGAGCCAAGATAATAATAGTTGTCTATGGTCGGAACAATATTACCGGTTAAATTTAAATTCGATGTTAAATTACCAGCAGTCTCAAACTCCACCTTTTTCGAAATAAATTTTCCATTTGCAGAATCATATACAATAGTATCTCCATCCTGTAATACAGAAATATCAACATCAGATATATCAGTTAAAGAGATATTTAATTTCGGTTTATATTTGGGATCTGCAATAGTTGTGATTATATTTTGCTGAACCGAAACTTTTCCTATTGTCGCAGCAGGATTAATTCTTGCTTTTACCATGTGTTATCTCGTAACAGACGGTAAAACAGTGACGATTCCTTCAACAACTCTCGTTACAACATTTTGTGGAGAAGTTATAATTAAATCATAAACATATCGTCCCGGAATCAAAGATGAGGTGTTTGATGAAGTTATCGAAAGAGTAATTTCACCATTAGCAGTCCCTGTAATGGACGCAGTTATAGTGGATGATGAAGATGAATAATAAGACTTTCTCATCTGCGATTGAGCAGTATATGAATGTAAATTTAGGGCATTTCCATAAACATCTTCAACATTCACGGTGGTGCTAAAAGTCGCACCTTGCTCTACAGTTAATTCGGAAAAGGCTGCCATTTTACTTATTCTTTAATTGTTCTAGTTTAGCATCTAATTCTTTAATTGCTTCGATTAGCAAAGGAACTAATCTTTCATAATGAACGGTCATATACTGGGAATCTATCGGTGCTGAAGTCACTACTTCAGGAAGAACTTTTTTAACTTGTTGTGCGCTTACACCAACTTTTCTTTCATCGGTATATCCAAGCTCTTTTGCAGTTTCGTTTGCTTTGTAGAAAAAACCTGAAAGTTCTTTCACTTTATCAAGAGCATTTTCGATATTGCCTAATTTGTCTTTCAATCTGTCATCGGAGAAATAAGATGTTATTTCACCGGTTGCTACAATTGATGCAGTAACATTGACTCTTCCTGAAGAACCCATTCTGCTAATCAAAGCAATATCATTATTGGAAGCAATTGCGATTCCAGCTCCTTCTTCTGCTGAACTCATTATGTTCGTGGCAGCTCCGACTCTTATATAATTTCTTACGTTTGAGGTCGTACTGGTTGTACCTCCAGTTATAATAACTCCCCCACCCTTTTCATTCCCAACAGATGCAGCCAATAACTCGTTTGGAATAACCATTATTCCAGTAGATAAATTATTAGCATGCTGCATTACAAAAGGAACATTTGCAGCAGAATCTACATCGGTAATTCCTTTTAGAATCTGATTGAAAACGGAAACATCGGCAGAGGATATTGTACCTGTTCCATTGATATCATAAGAAGGTTTGACTAATATCCTAGCTTTGTTGTTATTTACATATGCAAGGCGAGCTTCACTTGCAGTAAGATCGCCAAGATTTAAGTTTCCATCATTGAATGCGCCAGAACGACCGACTGCTAAATTGTAAAAAGTAGGATCGCTAGGAAGAGTTACCGAAGAAGTAGAAATTCCCGTGATAAATCCCGTATCATCTATTTGCAAAACTGGAACTTGACTAGAACTTCCGTATGTTCCCGCAACAAATGCAGCACTATTAACAGTTTCGGTCGTTAAAGAAGTAATATGTCCAGTAGAATTTACTGTTATAATTGGTATTCTTCTATTTGTTCCGTATGTTCCTGCTGACACTCCAGAAGTATCGTGCGATGCAGATAACGCACCAGTACCTGCATTCAGTGACAAAGAAATTGGCGCCGTTCCTAATGCACTTCTTGCAACTCTCGTTCCATTATCATAAAGTGCTGTGGCATGAACATTTTTAGAAACTCCGATTCCTCCAGTAACAATTAAGGCTCCGGTCGTTTTAGATGTTGCTTCTGTAGCATTCGTGAGAGTAACTGCGGTAGCAGTTGTAGAACCCCTGGAAGTGACTGTCGCTAAAGTATCCGCTTCAGCAGGAAAAGCAATAGATAAATTAGCAACCGCAGTTATTCTGCCTGTGGAATCAACAACGATTCTAGGAATACTTGTTGATGAACCATAGTTTCCTTGAACCGCTCCAGAAGCTGGAAGCCTTGCCGAATTTAATGTTCCAGATGTTATGTTTGTGGCATTAGATGTGTCTGTAGTTGCTGATGTTGCTAAACCAGAAACTGCACTAGATGTTATGGCGATAGCTTGCTGTGCCGCAGACGTTATTCTTCCTGTTGAATCTACTGTGAACGCCCCAACAGTTGCAGGCCCCCCATAAGTCCCTATAGTTACTCCAGAAGCTGGGAGCCTTGCCGAAGTTAATGTTCCAGATGTTATGTTTGTGGCATTAGTTGTGTCTGTAGTTGCTGATGTTGCTAAACCAGAAACTGCTGCGGAGGAAATGGATATTGCCGTATTTCCCGCGAAGGTTAAGTGACCTCTCGAATCTACTCTAAAAACGCCAACAGAAGAAGCGTTTCCATAATCTCCTGCTGTAACAGTGGAATTATCATGAGAAAATACGCCTGTTCCGCTACTGTATGATATGGGAGAAGTCGCCGAAAGAGCTTCTCTAGCTCTACTTGTTGTATGATAAAGATTGGTGCCTTCAGCTAAATCTGTTGTTGTTTTTGGAATTCGATATGAAGTTGTACCATCAAAAAATTCCCATACGTCATGAGTTTCATTCCAACGAAGATATGTGTTTGTAGAAGACCCCCTATTGATTATGATTCCTGCATTTTGAGAAGGTGCTGTAGAGTTAGGTAAATCCGAGTTTAAAACTATTTCATTATCACCAATATTTAATTCGACCGTATTAATTGTAGTAACAATTCCAGAAATAGTTAAATTTTTGCTTACTATAACATTACCGGAAAATGTAACATCGGTTCCTATAGCCTGAGTGGATCCGCCTGAGGTGATTTTTAAGAACGAAGAATCTGTATAATTTTTTAAATTGGTATTAGCTACATCAACATAATTCTTCATGTTTGTATTAGCCACATCCACATAAGACTGCATCTTGGTATTGGCTGTAGATACTGCTACATCCACATAAGACTGCATCTTAGTGTTAGCTACATCCACATAAGACTGCATCTTGGTATTGGCTGTAGATACTGCTACATCCACATAAGACTGCATCTTAGTGTTAGCTACATCCACATAAGACTGCATCTTGGTATTGGCCGTAACGATATTGTCACTTATCGTTTTTGCTCCAAGAGAACTTAATGCTGTCGTTGTGCTAGTAGAATCGATACTACTACTGATAGAATTAGTGGTTAGAATGTTTTTATAAGATGTGGAGCTGTCTATATTAAACACATCTCTTATTTGCCATGTATTCGATGAAGCATTCCAACGAATATACGCATTTGCTGTTGAATTTACTCCACCAACACCTCCATCTACTCCTCCGGAAGTTGCACCTCTAAACACACCAAAATATGCGCCTGAAGTAGTAGTTACAGGAACAACGGAGCTTATGGTGAGAGTATCGGTGTCATATAAAACATCACCATTTAATATAAAATCTCCCGCAACAGTCATTTTTCCTTGAACTGTAGAATCACCCGTAACCGTTATTCCACCAGTTATAGTTTGACTAGAACTGGTTAATTTTAAAAATGTGCTATCTGTATAATTTTTTAAATTGGTATTAGCTACATCCACATAAGACTGCATTCTAGTATTGGCTACATCCACATAAGACTGCATTCTAGTATTGGCTACATCCACATAATTCTTCATGTTTGTATTAGCCACATCAACATAAGACTGCATTCTAGTATTGGCTACATCAACATAAGACTGCATTCTGGTATTGGCTACATCCACATAAGACTGCATTCTGGTATTGGCTGCAGTGACATGATTTACTGTTGGCGCTGTTGTTGTGCTTGTTCCGCCAAGAGTATCTTCTAGTTGAACAACTCCCGTTTGATCAGTAGTAGCGGAACGAATTGTAGTGTTTACCGCTCCAGTTATATGGCCTGTGGTGTTCACCACATAAACAGGAATAATAATATTAGAACCATATGAACCTGCGGTAACTCCGGATGTATCATGAGAAATTGAAAGATCACCGGTTCCCGAATTTAAAGTTGTAGAAATTGGAGCTGTTGCAGATGCGGTTCTTGCGACTCTATTTCCATTGTCATAGACTGCATTACCATGAATGTTTGAGCTTACTGCAACGCCACCATTAATTTTTAAAGCACCAACAGAAGTTTTAGATGTAGATTCTAAACCACTTCCGAGTGTCAAATTGCCAGTAATTGTTCCATTACCTTGAACTGTTAGCGATCCATTTGCACCGCCAAGAGAAGTATCTGCTGCGTAAATGAATACATTACCAGCAGAATTAGATGTTCTATCTCCAATGGCTACTAGAACTGATGTATTAACAGCACCGGCAGCATCACCTCTTACAGTTAAATTTCCTGATATGAAAGCGGATCTTGAAACTCCTAATCCTCCAGCAGTCGTAATTCCAGCCAAAGAATTTGATGTTGCTTCAAGACTTGAGGTAAATCTTCCTACAGGGGATACAACAGAAGTTGATGATACTAAATTTCCTGTTGTAATATTAGCCGTGATTCTAGCGTTCTCAGCAACAACGGAACCCGATGCAACGAAATGGGCGCCGGTTGTATTAGAAGTGATTCTAGCGTTCTCAGCAACAACGGAACCCGATGCAACGAAATGGGCGCCGGTTGTATTAGAAGTGATTCTAGCATTATCTGCAACTAGTGATCCAGATGATATTACGTTTCCGGATGTTGTATTAGAAGTAATTCTAGCGTTCTCAGTAACAACAGACCCCGATGATATAAAGTGTGTTGCTGTCGCATTTGATGAAATTCTAGCAGTTTCGGCTACTAATGAATGAGTAGCATTTAAATGAGAAACATGAATATTTGCAGTAACACCCAGACCACCAGAAACTCTGAGAGCTCCCGTTGTTGTGCTTGTTGAAATTAATCCACTTCCTATATCAATGTTTCCAGTTACAACTCCATTTCCTTCTAACAAGAGAGATGCATTAGAACCATTATTTAAAACATCACCCGCTCTTATACGAACATTAGCAGAAGTATTTGAAGTAGGAGAACCAAATTCAATCAATACACTAGAATCCGGATAAGCATCTCCAGTAAATGAAACATTTCCAGAAACAAATAAAGACTTTCCTATTCCCGCGCCACCAGAAGAAACGATTGAACCTGTTACATTTGAAGTGCTTTCTTGTGAGGAGTTTACTATCAAATATGAGGTATTAGTAGTTCCATAAACAGAAATATTGCTATTAGCTACAACATTGTTGGTAGTAATATTTTCAGTGACTTGAAGGTTTTTATTAATTGTCGCGCTATTTGCGACATATAAAGAATTATTTTTTCCCAGAATCGAAACATTTGAACCAACTGTTAAATTACCTGTTTCGGATGGGCGAGATCCTAAAACTAAATTTTTTCCTACAGTAACATCCGTAGAAAATAAAGCAGCATTTGAAACAGAAAGGGGAGTTCCTTCGGCAGTTATCGAAATAGAACCATTAGAAGTTACGGATAAAATTCCATTCGATTTAGTATAATTACCAGTTTCGATATTATTGATAGCATTCGCCGACTGATTGGTTTGAATTCTCCATTCATCAATCGTGTTTATTCTTGTAATATTTGGTATAGACATTATTGTTTACTCTGTTTCGATAATGACTGTAGCATGGCTTTTAATTCTGCTATATCTGAAGAAATGTTTCCCATCTTTTCCTTTAATTTATTTATCTCTTCATCTTTGCTCTGAGCCCTCTGAAGTAATTTTTTTCTTGCTTCATTTTCTATGATTGCATTTTTAGAAGTCATTAGCAAAGCTCCTGTATTTGTATCTTTAACAAAATTCGTTCCTTGTACTTTGATTCTCATATGCTACTCCGCAGGCAATGCGATTGCTCTCAAATCTTTGATTCTTGGAACGACAGCAGGGTCGGAAGAAGTCATCACGACCTTAATTGCAAATGTTTTGAAAGTATCATAGGTAACCCCATTTTCCGAAGTATAATTAACATAATTTTCTGTGGAGGAAGGTCTGTATTCATACTCAGTAAATTCTGTCGTTGTTTTTGATGGAACTAAACTCGGATTCATTAATACCATTTTTTGATAAGGTCTATCGTTAAAGGCTGTAGTATCGAACTGACTCAACAATTTATAGTAAACGTGAACTTCGGTTCCTTGAGGTTTGTTTGCAGCAAGATAAACTTTCAAATCGCCAGAGTCGAATCCGTCAGCAAGAACGATAGGTTTCGTAATATAACGTGCTTCGCAAGGTCCACCAGAAGGATCAAATTCGCTATTGATTACAATACTTGCATTTGATGTAACATTTGCCCAAGAAGCGGTGTTTGGATAGTAAATCGTAAAGTCATCTGTGTATCCAGATCCACCGGATGTAACGTGAATCGAAAGAACATTACCATTCACACCATCAACTCTAACATTAGCATTTGCTGAAGTTCCGCTAGAACTGACAACGATAACGCTATTTGCATTGCTGTAACCTGCGCCTTCGTCAACAATAGTGAAATCTTCAACAGATATTTCTGCATTATCAATAAAGTTTTCCCATACATTTAGATAAAGATTCTGAAGAGAAATTACAGGAGAAATGTGATTGCTTATAGTTGATAAGGTTAATTTAACTTTAAAGTCGCCATGATTCGTAAGTTTTCTTCTTCTATTTCCGATAGAATATTTTTGAGACTGCCCATAGTCATAAATCTCATCCGGAGAAATATTTTCATACTCCGTTTCTTGTACGCCATTTGCTAATTTGGTGATTATGGAATACTTAGACAGTGCAACCCCATTTGTGAAGTTGGTTATTTCGTTTGTTAAAAGTCGAAGTCTATCTACGTTGTAACTTAACCCACGATCCGTTAATAAGTTTGGATAATTTGTTCCTGGTTTTTCGCTATCGAAAACAAAAATCGCAGGAGTGGTTGTATTGAAAGAACATCTATTAACTCTAAACATCAAATCTTCGTTAATATAAGGAACATATTCCATCGTATTTTGAGATTTGTAAAGAGTACCAATGTGCGGTTGACGGGAAACCGTTTCATTATTAACAGTGACTTTTCCTTTTTCTGCGACCCAAACTGAATAATCAGGTGAATCTGTAATAATTACTACAGCATATAACCCTGGTTTTAGATATACTGGTGAATAAAACTTGAAGTTAGTTGTTGCTGCGGTATTAGTGAATGATGGGGGCAATTGTGAGGTTTTGATATCTGAAGGATACAGAACCGATACTGACTCCGGATACCAAAAGTCTGCACTTGGTGTTCCATTCACTGTAGGTCTAATCTGAACAGTTACGGGTAAGTTAGAATCATCTTTGGCTTTAAAGAAAAGATCGACGCTATCTAAAAATACCCCATTAGGATAAACCTTTTCATCAACAAAGAATGTTTGTGCTAACGGATCCGCTCCTCCATCACCACCACCATCACCTCCGGTGCCACCTCCCAAATCTTGCACTGTAGGCTCAGCAGTAACTATTTGTCCAACTTGAAAACTAGAAGTATCTGTTCTTGTTGTTGAAGAGATTGTTCTATCGCTTGTTGTGCGACCCAATATTCTATTTTCTACACCAACAGTTAATACAGTATCTACTAAAGTGGTTTTCTTCGTACTGATTCCAGAAGAAGTATAAACCGCTTCAGCAAACGAAATTGCATCTGCATCATACGTATTATTAAATGATTCAGTAACTCTAAGTGTTCTTTGACCGGATAAGAACGTTTCTGGGCGTAAGAAGAAATATGCAGATAAACGACCAAAAGCATCAGTTTTATTTGAACCGATACTATACAAAAACTTACCTGTTTTACTTGGTGTACCACTTAAAGTTGCAGTTCTAGTGGATCCATTATAAGCAGTAATAGTAAATTGTTCGTTGATCCAAGTAGAAGGATTAGAAACGTCCGTCATTAAAAGATTTATTGTATTTCCATTATAATAATTATTCACACTCGATGAATCTCTTGTTGTTCCTCCATATAATCCGGAAGTGGAATCTCCAAGAACAATTGTATTTCCTACTACAAGACCATAACCACCTCTGTGATTTTTAACCGATGATACTGTGAAAGAACGACCAGATTCGACACCATATAAATTAAGACCATTCATATCATACTGAGTAAATATTGTTGCAGTATTTGATGAAGTATCACCAAATCCAGCACTAGCCCAACCTATTCCAGTATTTGAAGGATTAGCTCTATAAGATGCTATGAGTTGATTAAGAGTAGTTGAATTATTGTAAATAAAGACTCTTTCACCAGGTATAAATTTAGGCAATCCAACAGCAGTTCCTCCTGCTGTCGTAGTCAAAGTAACTTCATTAGGTAACCAAACACTATCATCAACATCTTTACCATCAAAGAAATGATAAAATGTCGTATTCGATCTTAGATTTTGAGCCGCAAATAATATTCCGGTTTGTTTCATGTATGGTCGAATAGCTAGATCGGTAACGAATGATCCAACTTCGACCTGAGATGCAGATGTTGTAAATTGTCTTCCTGATATTTGAGATCCTGCTGCTACTACGTTATTGACGGTAGTAGTTGTTGCAGTTTCCCAAACACCTGATCTTCTCCCATCAATAACAATACCGTTATTAAAATCAACGGTTTGACGTTCAGAGGTTGAAGAGGATATTCTTTGCTGAAACCAATCTTGACTTGAGATTTGAGCATAAGGATTATTTCTATCTAATAACCAATCAGTATCATTTAATGCTTGATATTGAATTAAATTATTAATGGCAGTAAAGGCTTGATTCAATCCTTGTGTAGAATTTAATACTACTCTAGCTGAGGTACTTGTATCAACACTCCCCTCAAATTCAGGAATTATTTGGAGGGTTCCTTTAAAGTTTGCAAATAATGCTCCAGCTACAACAACTTCTTTAGTTGCAAATTGTTGTCTGGTTAATTCTGTTGTTGTATAATTTAAAGTTAATACTTTTTTATCGCCGACTCCATTAAATTTCGTAGCCCCAGAAGTTAATGCAGTATTCGAAAATAATTTTACGGTTCTCATTAAAGAAGCAGGTCTCAGTTCACCATTTTCAACTAAGTTTCGATTATCATACCCAACTTCTTCTCGGCTCGCTTGAAGGTCTTTAGTTGTGAAATTGTCAACAAAAATTCCATACTTGGAACGCTCCAAACCATTCGCATCAAGAATTTTTAAAGAGAGTGTGTCTTTCTCTAAGGCATTTAATGTAACATAATATTCTAATTGTTTTAATCTATTTTCGATTTTATCAATATCTCTCATCGTATATCTGCGATGATTTTTAAAGTCTGCTCGAATTAATTCTACAGTGTCGGTATAAGGAGGAATATACAACGTATAAAGAATCATATCGTCATCACCAACTGTCGATGGAATAGGATTAATCGCAGATTTTCCTTGAACTATGGCAAACTCTCTAGAAGGTTTTATTACAATTTGATCAATTCTTCCTAAATAGTAATCGAAATCCATTGTTATGTTTTCTAGAGGTTCCGGATTTATGGCTCCAGATAAAGAGGTTCCAGCTATAGCTCTCGTCGGTCTAAAGTCGAAAGACGATCTTAGAGGAACAATTTTCGAATCTTCGGAGTTATTATAATAAAAAATTTGATCATATGTAAAATTAGATCCGTCTTTCAGATAGGAATCTACTGTAAATAAACCATTATTCTGTGGGCTTGGTGCAGATAGATGTTTCAAATATTTGTATTGAACTAAAACTCTTCCTCTTGGAGGAGAAACACCTCTTTTGAGTTTAATTGTTGCATGATCATAGTGAGTTTTTCTTTGCCCAGTATCAAACTCATAATTGTTTGTAATATTATGAGAATCATTTGTCAACATTGCCGTAGTAACATTTGAAGTCGTGCTTAATGAGTCGGTGATTCTGACTATCTCCATTACATCAGGGACTTGAAGACTAACAGGAATACCAGGAGTTCTAAGTTGTAACAGTGTAGACCCTAATGTGAAGTTTGTTGCTCCGATATCAGGAAACACCATTCCGCCAGAAAAGGTGGTATTTGATGCAGTATTAGCTCCAGGTAAAGTATCGGCTCCGCCCATTATAGCAGGAACTTTCAGATGATCATTTGTGTAAAGAGGTATTGCTTGTTTTCCTCTAATGGCACCGGTCGATGCATTATGGGCACCATTAATTTTCGTAGTAATGTATAGATCCAGTTTCACACCCGAAACATCCAAATCTATAGTAAATGATGTTGAGGATAGTGATGTTACTGTAAAATTATTATTCGCTAAGGCTAATATTTTCCCTTTAAAAATTCCCTTCGATACATCTTCGGCTGAGTCGGTTCTAACAAAAGCTAAAATATTTTCTGTAATTAAACTATCTGAAATGGTTCCGCTTCCAGGTGAGAAAGCAAATGTATCCGTTCCTGTTGCAGATATTGTTATCAGTCCTCCAGCATCAGACAAAGTATCTAAGTATGGCTTTCTTGCAAAGAAGCTCATATCAGATATTGTTCCAGCTTTGATAGCAGCAAAAGGAGCTTCAAATATTTTGCTTGTTCTCTGCGGTTCAGTTATATAAGCATATCCAGTATTCGTTTGAATAGAATCGGAATGTATGTCGCCAGCAAAAGTTACTCCCGTTCCATTGTTTGCAATTAAGGATCTTGCTGACTTGAAATCTGTTTTAATTTGAATCGTGTTCGAAGCTGGTATGAATGGAAGCGACGAAGATAGATTAATCGTTGATGAGTTTGAACTTACGATCAATATCGGAGATACTAATGTTCCGAGACCATCAGTAATTTGAAAGTACATATTTGCATATGCATTCACTACATTCGGCGTTAATGTTGTCGGAAGAGCTATAGTAGTTGCGGATGAACCAGAGGCGGGTAGTGTTCCGGATAATGGAATGGTGTTAATATTGAATACATTAACGGTTAATGAGTATGTATTTCCCAATGTTCTATCTGTAGAATCGTTATAACGAAGCATTGAAGCATTTAGAGTTCCAATTTTAGTTTCGTTATAATCACTTTGTGAGGCATTATTAACTTTATCTTGTGCTACACAATGAATATCTAAAATGGGATATGTTGTTATATTTAAAGCACCGAAAACATTTTCAACCACAACTGAGCTTTCGTAGTTTGTGGGAAGATCATAATTAGCAGCATTAGCTACCGATCTACCTCTATCTAGAGATAGAGTAGTTGGAGCAATCGTTTGAAATTCATATCCGGAAACATAAGCCTTTCCAGGATCCAAAATTGCTTCAAATTTGCCGTTTGCTATATCGCCTTCAGAAATTGAAATGACAAAAGGATCAACCGTATAGTTTCCAGATTCGTCATAAGTTCTTCTTGCTAACGTTTTTTCTATTTCACTGTAAATAGGATATTCGATCTCTTTAGTTTTAACATCTTCAACTAATCGAATTACCTCAAAAAACGTAGAAACGTCTGAAGAATCTATTGTTCTTTTCGATAACGTTGTTTCTATTTTAAAACGATTCGCTCCAGGAGCTTGATAATTAAATGCTCCCTGTGCAGGATCTAATAAAGAAACGTCATCTATCTCATCTATTATTCTCTCTTCAAACTCTATTCCAATTTTAAATGATGGTTTAATATTTACAGCAGAACTATTTCCTAATCTGTAGAAAAGTTCCACAATCAAAAACTGAGGAACAATTTTTACAAACTGACCTTTAAAATAATATATTCCTTCTTGAACACTAGCAACAAAAGTTCCTCCTGTTGCGTTAGCAGACCTCGCTGTTGCGAAAATATCTTGTCCATAAATTCTAACCGTCTCACTTTCTGAAAATTTATCTCCACTCAAATATTTCAATACTAAAACTGGATTACCCGTCGTAGAATCTACAGCAATAACTTTAGCTCGAACATTTTTACTCGATCCGTAAGAAACTACAGTTTTATTTAAAAATAATGAAACATCAATATCTTGTCCTTGATATTGGTTTTCCAAAATCACATAATTAGCTTTTCTATCTAAAGAAATTTTGCCGCCTATTATTGGGCTTCCATTTTTAAAAATATGATTACCAAATCTCTCTATTTGATTAGATAGAATTGTTTGTAATTGGGTAAGTTCTCTTGCTTGAACCGAATATCCAGGCCTAAACAACACCCGCATAAAATTTTTATCTTCGTCGAAATCGTCGTAGTACGGATCGTAGTTGAAAAGAGTTGTCATTTATTCCTCGTTAAAAGCTCAACACAAAACGGATTCTTTCTGTTTGAGAGGCATCTCGTGTTACCGGAAGTTTATTAGCTATGTATAATATCTTCCCAGAATATAAGTCTAAAGTTGGATTAGTGGAAACATTCGCCACTCTAATTGCTCCACTTGTTAGTCCTTTAATTGCCTTATTTAATTCTAAAGTTCCTCTCAAATTATTCAAATATAAAATGTTATTATCAATATCGAAAGATATCACTTCCGCAGAAAAAGTTCTAGTATCGTAAGTTTGTCCTTGATATACTACTTCATCAACATTAAAATCACCCACGCCAGTAGATACTTTTACTTTTGTATATAATGTGTAATTGGAAGCAGCAGCTAAAGTTGTTGTTCCATAATTGAAAGGATTATGTAATAAAACAACTTGTCTAAAATCGTTGTTAGTTGGTAATAGACCAGACTCCCCATTCTCAAATTCTACGTTAAACATTATGGAAGAAGCTCCGAGTTCAAAAATGGGATCATAACCATGCCCGTCATGAGGTGCTATACTAGCAGTGGCTGAAGCTCCGGTACCTATTCCCCCAGAAACATCTGAAAAAACCAAGTCGACATAGGTATAGTAATTTCCTCGACTTTGAATTACTACATTTTGAACTTTTCCATTAGCTACATTGGCAGTTAAAATTGCTCCTGAGCCATCTCCGGAAACAGTTATTATATTTTGAGTAGTTCCGTTTACATAGTTATTTCCGCTATTAGTAACATTTACTATGTCTATGGAACCAGGTTCGGCTGCTGCACGAACAAATTTATTCACCGAGACTGGCATCCATTCTTGCGTTAAAAACTTTTGTTTTTGGGAAGAAGTTAAACTATACAAATATTTCCATTTATAACCATCCGAAGTCTGTAAAAATGGTTCTTCTAAAGAAGTTGTGGACAAAGTAAGCTCAGGTTCGGATAGGGAAGCCGCACCGGAGTTATTAAAAAGACATTTAAAAACTTGATCTTTAGAATTTAAAACATAAAAATTAGTATTTGAGAGATACGAATTATATACTGTATTGCTTGTCCAATTAATTCTAGGAACAACCAGTGAGGAGTTTTCCAAAGAGACTTGTTTTGCGAAAATTCCAGTTTTATAATAATCGTTGAACGAATTAACGTTTTCAGAACCTAAAGGGGGAATTTCCACTCCTGTGTTCCACGGAAGTTGTTTTCCAACAAAAGCATAAACATAAGACTTTCTCGCTAAAGGAAGGTATGAATTGGAAGAAACATCCAATAAATTATAAACCTGTTTTGCAAGAATAGTTTTGAAATTTTTAGTGATGAGAGTAGTCATAGTATTATTTATCTAATTTTTTGAACTGAAGCACTTAAATTGCTTCCGTTAGACTTAAATTTAGTATCTAATATTACCGTATTAGCATTCAATGAACTGACAATACCAATTTCATCAAAAGATACGTTAATTGTAGCGGAAGATGAGGAAATATTGATATGTGAAACTAGTATTGCTGAATTGCTGTTAATAACATAATCAACTAATCCAACGTCTCCTGTCGAAAGAGTTATCTTATCTCCATCCTGTAAATCATTGATGAAGTTTGTAGTTGTCGAATTTCCGGTCAATACATTAGAACCCGAAAAAACTATCACATTACCGGATATGGGTTTTAGTAGTGCATTGAATATAATATAATCTCCGACAGATATGATTTGTTCTAAATTAGCAGAAGAATTAGTTGAAACTGCACTATTAGAATTTACGAAAACATTAAAACTATCAGACAAACTGTTGATTTGAATATAAGAAGTATTCGAGTTTTGTTGTATTGTTTCAAAATTATTTACGGTTCTTATAACGAAGGTTTTTGATCCTATAGGATGAACTAAATCTTCTAAAGGTTTTTTGAATTTAGTATAATCTGTGTTAG